GATTGTTTGTCTTTGACAGTAAACTCTTGGATCAGGTTGACATAGTTCTTCATGAACTCATCAGAAGCTCCACGTTTACCGAAACGTTCAGCGATGCGGTAGATCAAACTGGTTTTGTAGGTTCGCTCACTCAAAGAGGTATAGACCACAGCAGCCCAAGTGGGTGGGTGTTCCAGAGCCACTGAGATGATCTCTTTGGCATTTAGTCCGTACCAGCTGTTTTTAACGATGGTCAAAAGGACGGCCAGATTGAAGTTCTTCAACCGGATGTTCTCTGTCACATCAGAAACAGCTTGACAGTAATCCTCGATGCTGTCGAGTTTTTTTACTTTATCAAAGACTTCAAAAACCAAAACAGACGGCGCTTTGGTCGCTTTTATGGTATGGACAGCCATCTTTTGCTTGTCTTCCTCAGTGAATACATTTTGATCACTGAAGACAGACTGATAGAAAAGACTACTGAGGATAGCCAATACAGTTTGATCTTTGAAATCCAAATTGTAAGTCTTAGAGATGGACTCCGCAAGCCAAGCAGCGTATACCACACCTGCAAACTGAAGACTGTTCTTCATCTTAGATGTGCCCTCAGCCAACCAAATGACTGACAGCATAGTTCGAGACTTCACAAAGTTCATCTCTGTGCGGTTCTTCACAGACTCTTCAATCTGATCGATGGGAGTGTCTTTTCGAAGGAAGAATCTCAGATCTGAACAGACGTAATTGGTGTTCTGGAAATTTAAAATCTTTATCGGATGAGTGAACAACGGAATTTCTGACTCACTGGGAGTAGATCCCGTTACAAATACAGGCTTATAGTTGCCTACATTGTGGAAGTTCAGGCTAACGTGGCCTAAAGAATCCTTAATCATAGACTCCTTGATGGAAGTCACGATCTTTTTGGTGTCCAGCATTGAGCCTACGGTCGTCTCATAGCAATCTTTGTAAACAGTCATCTTTATACTCCAAATCAGCTGATCTTTAAGTTCTCTAGAGGAAATTCAAAATGGCGAATCAAATCGTGAACGGCGCGCCGATGGTAATTGAGTATGGTACTCAGGATCTGAGTACCCGCCAAGTGCCTCGCGAACCCGAAGCTATCCCACAACATCTACCAAAGTTCTTTTTGTTTGCTCAAAAAGGTCCAGTCGAACCTCAGCTTGTCGTGGGTGCTGAGAGTGTTCGAGTTTTTGGTCAAGAAACGTTTAACCTGCGTAGCAAGTTTGCTAACCACGCTACTGTCTTCGCAGGTCAGGTCAATGCACAAGGCAACGCATGCATGATCCAACGCGTGATCCCTGAGGATGCCGGCCCTGAGGCCAGTATGATCGCATGGATGGACGTGCTACCCACCACAGTGGATCTGTATGAGCGCAATGTAGATGGTTCTATCAAGCTTACCGCTTTGGGTGAACCTATCATCACCGGCACTGCTGCAGGCTTTAAAGTCAAATGGGTCGTGACCCACCATGCCACTGCACTGGCTGCTCAGAACTTCGGACAACTCAACATCTCCCCAGGTGATCAGACCGATCCTTTGACCAACGTACAATCTCAACGTTACCCTATCTTTGAGCTCAAGGCAACGAGTCGAGGCTCTGATGGTAACATGAGTGGTATCCGTCTGTCTGCGCCTACGGTGAAGACTGTCTCGGCCATGCCTTTGAAGATGATGAATACGCAACATGCGTATCCTTACTTTGTCTCTGTGATCAAGCGTCCCGATGCTCAGTCCTCTCCTCGTACGGTGGAGACCTTGTTCGGTGAACAAAAGATGATGGTGACTTTTAAGAAAGAAGTCGTCGATCCTTTGACCGACAAGCAACTCTATGTTGGCGATACGTTCATCTCCAGTTATGAGAATCTGACCGATCTGCGTTATGCTAAGCAGTATGGTGAGTTCGGCTCGATGTCTGTCTATGATGACAACATCGAGACACTGCTTGGGATGTTCCATGCTGCGGAAGTGCCGTTCTTGGATGGTTTTAGTGACTTCACAGCGGATGTGACTGAGAAACATCTCTTTAACTTCCTGACTGGCGTCACCTCTAATAGCACGCCTTATCATTCGTTTGTGTTTGTTGATTCAATTAACACCGTTCGTTTCTCAGAATTCACCAATGTGTTTGCTGAAGGTGGCTCTGACGGTACACTGACCGATGAAGTGTTTGCTCGTCTGGTGAAGAACGAGATGCTGGAGTACCTCAACCCCAACAGTCAAGTTCAAGAACTGGCAGTGAACGTAGAGTCGATCATCTATGATTCGGGTTTCCCGATGGACACCAAGTATGCACTGTGCTCCTTTATTGCACAACGCAAAGATACTTTCGTTGTTCTGGCGACCCACGATGTCAATGACCGTGTGCTGACTGCTTCGGAAGAACATTCTTTGGCTATCGCTTTGCGCACCCGTCTTCAGATGTATCCTGAGTCTGATTATTTTGGTACTCCTGTGATGCGTGGTATGATCGTTGGTCGTTGCGGTAAGCTTCGTAACAGTCAGTTCACCAAATACCTGCCACTGACACTCGAGGTGGCTATCAAGTCAGCTCGCTACATGGGTGCTGGTAATGGCCGTTGGAGAAATGGATCGCACTTCGATGGCGCTCCAGGCAGTGTGGTTGAGTTCATGTCCGACATCAGCATCACTTGGGTGCCAGCTTCGGTGCGTAACCGCAATTGGGATGTGGGTTTGAACTGGGTGCAGGCTTATGACCGTCGCTCTTACTTCTTCCCTGCTCTGAAGACTGTCTACAATGACGATACCTCGGTGCTCAACAGCTTTTTTACAGCTTTGGCCATCGGTCAGATCAACAAGGTGGCTCATGCAACTTGGCGTGAGTTCTCTGGTGTCTCTAACCTCACCAATGCACAGCTCTCACAACGAGTCAATGATTTTGTGAATTCACGTACACAAAATCGATTCGATGAGCGCTATATCATCCGTCCAGAAGCTCAGTTCACTGACATGGATCTGCTTCGTGGGTTCAGTTTTACGCTCCCAATCAAGGTATACTCGCCGTCGATGAAGACTGTAATGACCACCTTCGTCCAAGCCTTCAGAATTGAAGACCTGGAAACAGCATAATTTAAGGAGTTAAGAAACATGGCCCGTATCACTGATGCAATCCTAGACCAAAAAGCCTTTGGTCGTGGAGCAAACCAACCAATGCTGGATCCTACCTTCGGCGGTCAGATGGGCTACGCGCCCAATCTGGTCGAGTGGGTAAGTAACCAAGCTTATGTACGTCGCAACCTGATCCCAGTGTTGCTGGAAGCCCCTCGGTTCTTCCAACTTATGCCTGATCCTCAGAAATGGGTCGACACGCTCAAAAGCATGATCGAACTCCATTGCCGTACTGTTGAGGGTCTCAATGCCGGTCTGACTGTAGAGGTTGACAGCCACCCTGTGGGTGGTGCTGGTGAGCTGCAAGAGGAAGTGATCGACACCAAGCGTGCACGATCTGAACCTGTCTTCACTTTTGTGGAGAAGTACGGCATGCCTATCCAGACTTTCCTCTACAACTGGATCACCTACGGTATCATGGATCCTGATACGAAGTTTGCTCTGGCCAACACTCTGGACAGCGGCAACCGTCCAGGCGACATGCTGGCAGATCAGTATTCGTGCTCTGTGTTGTTTATGGAACCTGATCCAAGTCACCGTAAGGTGGTTAAGTCATGGGTCTGTACAAACATGTTCCCTAAGGGAACTGGTGAGATCGTGGGTAAACGAGATTTGACAACGGCTGGTGAAATAACCAACCTGTCTATCGAATTCACTGCGATCACTCAGTTTAACTTGGGTACCAACCTGTTTGCTCAGTCGATCCTCGATGAGATCAACATGACCAACTCCAATCCGTATCTGAGACCTTCCTTCATTGACGCAGTAGCCGCTGATGTGGAAGCTTCTGCTAAGGGTTATAAATCGGAAGTAGAGAACCTCGGTAGTTCAGCTGTGAGTGGTTTGAGCTAAGACGTTGGATTAAAAGCCTAAAGGGTTTTATAGATGAGATCCACGTAGCCTCAAGGCTACGTGGATCTCTATACTTCAGGGTACCTTTGTAGAAGATTTCAGTCATACATAATTTAGATGAGATAGTGTTCTCAAGTTCTTCAGTCTTTTAAATAGAACGGATCTCAGAATGTTTGAGTTGAAAAAAGAGGCTTTTATCACTTTGTTCTTGGTTTCACTCTCTACATACTGGGGAGTGAGTTCTGGGGCGGGGTTTGAAGTTTCATACATCTTGTCATTAACCTTGGTCAACATTGGTCTGATCTGGACCTTTGAGATCAAAGGGATAGACGAGAGTATGATACACCCTAATGTTGTTAGGGTTGTTGCAAGTGTCACTTGTGTTCTTATGACACCAGTGATGGCATTGCCTGTTATAATCTGGCCTAATTGGACCAGTGTTGTTGTTCTGTCTGTATTGACCTTTATTGGTCAGTGTAGGACAGTCAAGACTTCTGTAGCATCTGCTAAATAAGTCATCTTTCAATTGTTACATCACCTCAAGGAGAAAAGAGATGAAAAACTATACTGTTGTTTACAACAAATTTAATCACGAAGCTGTCATTGCGGCGGCTATTCTTGTGTCAAGTCTAGAGAGATGTAAGACTTTCGACATCACCCAAAGGATCGACGGGGGTGATGAAGATGTCGAATACATTTGGATAGGAGTTGAGCCCGTAGAAGGTGTGGGTAACTTCGATAGGAACATCGCATCTAAGAACCAAACGGTATTTAGTTCTACTGATGGCAGTATCAACGCCAAGACTAAGACCAAGAAGCCGTTTATGTTCTTTGGAAGCTATTTCCAAGAGGAAGAACATAAAAGTAAGGGAAGTGACTGTGACTTGGGTTTGAAGAGGACTTTGATAGATAAAGTCTGCGAGCACTTCGGTATCGAAAGCAGAGAGATCCAGACACTGGCATTTCATAGCGGTAAGTTCCATGACAAAGGAACCAATATCGACTATCTAGCATATGTGTGGAAAAATGTTATGCTTGCTCAGAAGTGTTTGCTCTCTGGTGAGAAATACAAAGTCACTGAACACTACCACAGCGACATAGATGCATACTACGAAGCCATGAGCGGTGTGACAGTTTCCCTGCGTCAGTCATCTGAAAAGGTGTTGGTTCAAGACGGTACAGCGGTCAAGAGTGCCATTTACACAACGATCTCTGACTCGAGCTATCACCTAGCTCTTCGCTTGATCAAGTTGTCTGATAACGACTTTTTGAACATGAGCATGGGTCTTAATGGATCTGTTGTTTACTCCAACATGCGTCAGTTGAAATTCAACCACAACATGGCTCAGCCTATCTTGCTCAGCTAACATACAAACCCCCCACCACCAGCCTATAAAGGACTGGTGGTGGGTGGTCTTTGTTTTTTTGTTTATAGATCAGTAATGCCTGGAAAACATCTGTTTTATATTCTGCCCTCTTTGTTTCTTCAAAGAGTCTATCAAAGAATCTATAGAGAGGTGTCTTTGATCTGATTCATTGAGCTTGAGGGCAAGATCTCTGAGTTTACTCTCAAGCATCCTGATAACATAAGCGTCTTTCTCATGTTTTAAAGACTCTACTAGTTTTTCAACATCTCTTCTGACTCTATCTTGTTCATAGCTATCATAGAGTGTGATGGGTGTCACGTCTTTGTTCTTAGCTTGATTGTCTGCAAGTATAGATTTGGAATCGATGCCGTAGAAGTGTAGGTTCTTACCATGGGATAGAAGCCAAAATGAAAGCACCCAAGCCACCACCAAGTCATCGTTTCCACCAGGCGGATGATCGACTCTTCCATTTCTGATAATGAGTGATAGTATCTGATCGATGGTCTTAGGATCTTTTACACTATCCCCAGTGAGTTTGGCAGCATTCAGAAGAGTCGTGCTATAGAGTTCAGATCTACTTGTAGCACCAGTTGCAGAAGTGGAGAAACCAAAGGCCTTCTTATGTTCTATGTATATACGCTCATCTCTGGTATAGATGGCTCTGTCGATGCTTTTGAAACGACCTGGATCTTCATCAGCATCTTGTACGACTTTGTTATATATGCGTTTGAACGGATCGATACCCTTAGAAGGTAGCATGAGTAGGAGGTAGTCCAATATCATAGCACCTGTGGATCGTCTCTCTATGATCAATGTGACTTTTCTATAGTCAACCAACCAACTACAGAGCCATTCACTGAATGTGATCAGGTTAGTTTCGTTGTAATTACCACAAGCCACTGTAGCACCTGTTCTCACGCTTCTGAGCTTCAAAGCGATATCATCCCCACCCACAGCGTCTGAGGAGTCAACAGAGAGTATGTGGTGATCGCTGTCCATGGTGTAAGCGATCTTCTCCTCAGGCACATACCACCTGGTAGCGTATCCATAAGGAGAGGAGATGGTGATATGACATTCATTGACTTGTGAGTTTCGAATGAGTGTAGACAGATTGACAGGTAGAGGTGAAGACTGTGAGCCTGAAGTCCATACGTTACCGAAGTCACGGTCCATATCCTCCCCTGTCACATTGGCCTCTTCGATGGCGTTCTTCAACCAAGCATCACTGTAACCTAATTGACGATGGTTAAATGTACAATTGACACGCAGCTCTGCTTTAGGAGAATTCTTACGAACAGTTAATCTGAGCTGTTCTTCATCCTTACAATCAAAGAAATTCTCTGACCATATGGCTGAGTTCTGAACCATATTGTAGATATAAGCTCCGTCTCTATCGTCTTTCTTACCAGCTGTGGTAGTGATGATGGTGCCGTACGGGGTGTTCCTGCGTCTTGCCAGATCTCTAGCAGCTGTACCTGCTGCTAGAGCTGCAGGCATGGAGATAGCGATGTTGTAGAAGAAAGCTCCTTCGTCCACGTGGAATATCGGAGAAGTCAGACCACGTCCTACGTTCAAAGCCATCTTAGGTGATTTATTGGGAAGATGACCTCTGTATCTGTTACCTAAAGATTTGATAGACAACTCTTCTGTATTGCCAACATCTCCACGGGTGTGTTGTCTCAGATAGAAGGGAAGTTCACTCTGGATATCTTTTAACCTAGTGAGGTTGGAGGCTCTTAGAGTATCGTCTTTAGTCAAAAGGTTGATCTCTGTGTCCTGACAAGCGATATTGAGTAAGTAGGTCATCAACGTATCTGTTGAGAAACTCTTACCTGTCTGACGGATCTGTATCAAGATAACTGTGATATGGTTGAAGAACAACCAAAACATAGCCATGTTACCACGATTAGCTTTAAATCTATCACCTTCCTTAGTTTTAGCGATACATCTAACATAATACCAGAAGTTATTCTTAGCCTCCAGAGCAATACGAAGCATCAATTCCTGAGATATATTAGAATCAAAAGGATCTACTCCTTGTAACTCTCTGTCTATCAACAACAATGGAAATGCATAGTTTTTTACATTCATCGTTTTCAATAGAGCACTATATCTTAGAAACGATGTATTATCCGTTAAGGTATCAACAACAGCATGAGGATACTTATCTCGCCATTCGTCATAAAAAAGTAATGTCATCTGGATATCTTACTTCAATGGTTGTGTAGGTGGTTGATCAGATCATTTTACTAAATGACAAAAAAACACATAGATCTTCCAAACAGAGCCACTGTAGGCTCTGTTTGGAAGATATGGTTTTAACATCCATCAGCAAGTGGATCGATGCCTGAGGTTCCATCACAGATTCGATCATGTACTATCTCGTGTTTGAGGAAATCGATGTAGATAGAGAGCAACTGTTCACATAGTCGATTCTCGTCTTTAATCATGAAATACTTACTGTTGAAGAAAAACTTCATATCATTGTATCTCTGCAAGCATCGTGGTAGTTTCTCATCAAAACTCGATTGGATGATATAAGCTGTGAACTCTTCTCTGTATATCTTACCATTGCGTGAGATTACTTCCTCACACCTCTCTCGATAAAAATAGAAATCTACTTTGTATCTATTTACTGTCTGGAAAGTAGCTATCTTAAACGCATCTTCCTTAGGTATCAGAGTTGTTTTATAAAAACGGATCCCTGGAATGAATTTGTGTAGTTTGAATAGAAGTTTTTGTATCATACTTTTCCATTACCGAAATTGTTTCTCACATGATCTAAGAAGATCGTGTGTTCTGTCCTACAAGTGCTCTAAGAGTAAGATACAAAATAACAGTAGTTCTAGTTGATAAAGTCAAACTCTCACTTACTCGTCCATTGGCCGATCTCACTATCTGATAACCAAGATCACGGATCTTATCGATCTGTGGATCACTTGTACGTGTAGAGAGATAAAGGTTTTTCAAAGTCACCAAGATATGAGGATAGTCTCTTGAGCTCTTGTTATCAAGATGTTGATCCATCAAATAAAGACTCTGTATCACAGTAGTAGATACCAGTTCATCGATCTTTTTATGATGTTTACTATCGTTGTACCGATCACACATCCAGTTCAATGTACTCTTGACCATTCTAAAACTGGTGTTGTTATTGATCTTGACCACGATAGAGATCAACTCATCCTTGACAAAAGTAGGTTTATCGACCACAGCTTGTCTCATGTACTGTACATAAGCCTCGCTTGATTTGGTCTTCTCCTTGATCGTCTCTTCACCTTCAGCATCGATCCAGGTACCAGACGTTACAGCCACACTACTACCTTCTGCCCTTACCTTGGCAAATTCAGCATAATAGTTCTTATAAAGATCTCTTACACGACCTTGACTATCAGCGATGGCATAGACCACTTGAGTATCATCTGTGAACTCAGTTAAGCTCTTATGATGTATAGAGCCTTTAGATACAAGGTCCTCACTTCTATAATCCATAACCTTATGCCAAGATCCTAGCTTCTTGATCAAAAACTTGTTACTCAAGTTAGCATAAGCCATCTGTGCTACTTTAGGATCGGCTGGATATCTGAAGTTATAGCTCTGGATAGCTGAGATACAACGATAGAAGAATATCAAAGCACTATCATAAGCAGCTCTGTGTTTCTGACTATCACTCAAACTATCACTAACCAAACAACGATGTATCACATACATCATAGTTAAGTTAAGCACATCACCACCCACCTTAAAGCTGTGATCGATGGTGTCTACTTTCCTGATGTCTTTAATTAGTTCGATATAATCTACATCGATCACTTCATTATAAAATCTAGCCACATCACTGTCTTTGAACCTAACCACCTGTACGCCAAGTAGATTACCGCCAAAGAACTCCAGATGTTCTTGTGACTTATTGACATACCAGATCTGATACTGATACAAAGACTTAGCCATCTTAGCATCGAACTTGGTCTTCTCAAAGTGCCTATCGAACACTTCTTTCAAACTTGTGTATCCACTCATCATCATACCCTTACACCGCTCAAAACGGTATGCACTGCACTGGAGCGGTTGAGTTTAACGATCACACCCATCTCACCACTGGCTGTATCTAAGAGCTGCATCTTGCTACTGACGACTCTGGCTTCGATAGCAAGGATGACTCTATCGTACTTACCACCTTTGATCACATCCCTCAATCCCTCAAGCACTGATACAAGTCCTTGACTATCCAATGATGTATCATCGATCGCATATACATAAGTACCTGATGCGTCCACCAAACTAGAACTACCACTCACAGCATCATTGACCATGTCTCCATAGCGCACGATCTTCATCCCCATCGTACCGGTATCTTCTTTGGCATATGCTAAATTAAGAGCTGCTGTGTAGATATGGCTTAGAGGACCGTCCATCACCACCACTCTCTCTTTACCATCGTCTTTATCTTCAGGAGATGTATCCTCATCTTTAGTGTCCTGATCTTTACTCTTGACTGCATCCACAGTCACTGGTGGTGCTTTATCAAGCATCGGTGCTTTATCAAGCTTAATGATCCCCATGATAGTTCCTTGTATGCTGATGACTTGATCAGACTGTTATCTAAACACTGTTATCTAAAAGTAGGCTCATACCATGAGTGGTACCGTAGAGATGTTAACATCATATCTCCTTAACTCCTCAAGCGCCCACACGGATGCTTGAGGAGTTAAGGAGTGTGTTATCACTCATGTACATCGCCTACCCACAAAACCCCTTACAGAGCTCTTGATTTTCAAATATGGAAAAAAAATAATCTTTTTTCTTATATATATGAAAAAGGGGCTTATCTAGGGGGGGAGTTGGGTGTAGTCCTAACTACACACAACCGTACTCCTCATCTCTGTAGATAAGTGTGGTAGTGGTGGCTTGTCTTTGCTGTGTAGTAGGTGGCTTGTCGTGGACTGATTCCGTTCGCTTCGCTCTCTACATCAGGTTTTTTTATAAATAAAAAAACCATGTCCAATAGATATAGAACTCTGTCTATATTTTTTTACCTAGTATCTAAGAGCTCTACCAGCAAGTATATATAGACAGATATAGAGAGACGATCACCTAAAAGTCGACATGTAGACAATAGAGTATATCACAATCTACTTTTAGAGCTTTAAGAAGCGATAGAGTGAGATAGATGAGATTTTTGAGATCTGAGCTTAGATAGAGCTTACAGAGGATGATCTAGAAAGAACAGCCAGATATAACAGGACAAAACAACAGGACAAAGCTCACAGAGTCATATATACATAGACACTATCATACCGTGGTGTTAAAGTCGTCTCCTAAAGCTCTTTACAGGGGCGCGCAATTTTATCTACATATACAAGATATACATCGTGTAGGGTTTTTTATAGACCGATATCTAAGGTCCTTTTCTGAACTTAAAGAGTCACATATACTTTAAGTGGTAGATGTTACAACTTACTTTTCAAGGATGGATAAACTGAACATGGATTTAACAAAACTCCTAGGATATAGAATCTTTAGTCTGATGGTCGTGGTGATCGTCATGACTTATCACATCTCAGCGATGGCGTCTTATGCGCCAATGACTTTGTACGATCATATCAAAGTACATTGCAAGAGCAAGTGTGTGGATAGTGAGCATCTTATCCAAGCTGTACATGACGCTTCTGAACGTGTGGATGTAGATCACAAAGTACTCTTAGCTATCATACAGGTTGAATCAGCTTTTAAGCCTAAAGCGAAGAACGGATCAAGCGTAGGACTCAAACAAGTTCATTTGAGATATCATCGCAATCGCTTCACTGATAAGAAGTACTTTGACGTGAATCAAAATGTACTAGCAGGTGCTCAGATCTATAAAGAGTGTCTGAACAGAGCCAAAGGAGTCAAATCCAAGGCGCTCAGATGCTACAATGGACATCACTTGGGAGATCCTAAGTATGTGACTAAGGTAACCAGAGCCTATCGACAGATCATAAAGTTGGTAGACATCGATAAACAAACACAGTAAAGTAAAGACATGACCAAACTCATGAAAATCTATGCCACAGGTGGCACTGGCATCAATGTTGTTCGCAACTTCATCAAGTACCAAGGCAAACCCAATCCAGGGTTTACGGATATGGAGTGTGTCTTTATCGACACGTCCAAATCTAACATCGATCCATCCATCCCAAAAGACTCGGTCTATCTTCTGGAAGATCTGGATGGATCAGGTAAGCTGCGAGCATCGAACTACACGGCATTGTCTGAGTCCAGCAAGGAGATCTTGCACAAACACCGACCTGGCGATATCAACTTGGTCGTACACAGCGCCTCTGGCGGCACCGGCAGTGTTATGGGACCTATCTTGGTCTCTGAGATGCTCGCAAGAGGTGAGAACGTCATCACCATCGTAGTGGGTAGTACAGGAAGCCGCATCGAGACTGAGAACACAGCGAAGACTCTGAAGTCTTACGAGGTGATCTCACACAAGCGAGAGATGCCTGTGATCGTCTGTTACCGGGAAAACTCTTCTGATAAACCACGTGGTCAGGTCGACAGTGAAGCTCAGACTTTCATCGTGTTCTTAGCCCTTGTCTTCTCCGGTGATAACCGTGAGCTGGATATGGCAGATCTGAAGAACTTCTTGAATTACCATAAAGTAACGACCTATACCCCTAGGTTGTCTTATCTGGACTTCTTCTCTAAAGACATCGAGGTGGGTAAAGGTCAAGCAGTGGCCTCACTTGTCTCTTTGGTCGATGAGAAGTCCAATGGTGAAGCTAATATCCCCACTGAGTACCATGCTGTGGGTTATATCTCTGAGGCAGCCAAGCAAGCAGCCACTGTGAGTCTTCCGATCCATGCATGTGTCATCGTAAACTACTTCCACATAGTTATCGATCGCTTGGACAAGAAGATCGCATCTTACGATGAGGTACGCAAGACCGTGAACGATAAAGCGATCACATCACGCGACACCAAATCTACCGATGATGGCCTGATCTTGTAAGTTAGTGTAAGAAAAAACCTACCACACCCTTGTGACGAGTGATGTCACAAGGGTGTGGAGGAGTATTGTGTTTCCAAATGTGCTAGTGTGTCAGTTGTTCATTTTAAAGGAGAAAATAATGAACCAAGCTATGAATCCAGTCAATCAGATCTTCACTGAAGCTTTTGACAAATGCTCAGACTTCCTCCCCTATAACAAGGAGTGGTCAAACCAAGTAGGGCACTTGGACAATGCTGTCTATGGGGAACATGCCCCCAAGATCGAATACGGACGCATGGTGAGGTCTTGCTCCCCGGGTGGTCGAAGGATCCTCATCATCGGCACGCGTCTGGGCAACCTTGTAGTCTTTGATCGTTTCACCAATCAAGACAAAGATGAAAAAGACCAAGGTAAAGCCATCTTTATCAAGAACTGCACCTCGGCTTTGATCGAAGGTGGGTGGTTCAGTGATATCTCCATGACCACTTTTGACATGGAGCTGGCAGTAGGGACTGAGGATATGGTCAACTTGGGTCGCCGCATGGAGATGTTGTACTCCTCGTTCAAGAAGCTGACCACGTAAAAGACAACCACACAGTAGACAAGGGCATAGTTGCCCTTGTCTACTTTCTGTCTTTTTTTATCCTGTTTTAAGACTATCCAGAACCACATATACTTCAAGTGAAGGGTGTGATATCAATTCTGGTAAAACTCCATAGAACGCACTGATATTGTGACTAGCTTGAGATAATAACATTATGCAACCATTTAACACAAGGATATATCCATGACAAGGATCGTTCCTAGGAGTAAAGATCCTAGAGATACTGTCAATCAAGACAATCCTAATCAATCTTATATACTGGTGATCGTCTCTTTGTCTTCTATCAAATCTTATCTCTGGGTAGAGTTCAGCTCTATGTCCAGAGATCTGAACATCCCCAGTCATGAGTTTGAAGCTCTGTATGACTGGATGATTACTGAGGCCATAGACAAAGTATTGGCTTTGAAGAAGACCCGTGTACTGTATCACTACAGGCACGACGTCTATAAGTGTGTCTACGATAGAGTAGGACATTTCGTAGAACACGCCATCAACAAACAAATCACCATGCATGAGTTGAAGTTTCTGGAGAAACAAACTGTCAAAGTCATGGTCGCTGGTGATAGTCTCATACTTGCTCGAGGGATCTTACAGAATGATTGATTTCAAAAACCTATCACAAGCCCTAGCACATGTCCAAGAGGTACTTGTGATAGATCTCCTACAACACGCCATGTCTCTTGAAGAAGACCCTTGTGGAAGAGGACTTCTGCCTTCGCCCAAAGGTTTGTACATCTTGGGTAACTTCGAACCGATCTTACTGGAGTCAGAGAGATACTACTATAAAACTCAATTGCTGAGCAGTGGTGGTAAAGGCGATGTCTATGACTTCAAGGAGTCCCCTTATATCAAAGACATCTCCAAGATAGCGAAGTTTGCTGACGACGTTTATGACATCTCTGGTAAAGTGGTCTTGACAAGCAGTGACATACGCACCAAAGGAAGGTTCTTCAGGACCGATCCAGGAGTGCCTGTGACTGCTATCAAGATGGCCATCGCTGTCATCCAGAGGTACTTAGGCACACTGTGCAGACACACCAGTCACATCCACAGCGCCTCACGCATGGATCAGTTGGTCAGACAAGAGTACCAGTATCTCATCGACAATGACGAGTATCTGATTGGATTTGACAATCTGATCAGTCAAATCAGTCAATTTGTTGGTAATGATCATTGGAACATCTATTTCTATAAAGTCAAAGGCACTACCATGGTCATCACCAAGTCCTGTGACTGGAGGGTCTATGATTGGTACAGGATGAAGTTTCAAGATCAAGATCAAGAAGAAGATTAGACTAACGATAAAGACCAGTCCAAAGCAGGACTGGTCTTCTTTAGTTTGATCAAAGAACAAACATACACCCAGGAGTTGTGTTAAGGTGAGTGATATGAACCGTCCCGCATACATCGTTATTGATATGAGAGATGTTATCAAGGACTACTCGCAGTATCGACAGAACTACAATCTTTATAAGAAGTTTCCTCTACAAGACATTATCCAGACCGTCCTCTCGACCCTACCCTATGAGGACAACGGTGAGTTCTTCTGGAATGAGATCGAGAAGAGATTTGCTGATTGTCTAGATGAGATGAATGTTGATCTGTTGCATTTCTTCCTTGATATGTTGACTGAATATTTGGACCAAGCCATCCGCAGAAAGGTTCCTGATGATATCGATACACACGCATATGTCTTCCATCGTTGGGTCGATACCCACACTTTGATACTACAAAACGATGTTAACGCCGAAGTTTGTAGTAGTGCTCCTAAGGCTGAGTACTTTCAACACACAAGCCTCTTTGGTCTACGAGCTCTATGGTGAGTATGGTCTTACCTTAGATAACTTCAGTCAGGACATCTACAATATGGTCAAGAACACTCCTACATCCTCTTTGCATGCAACGATCATCTTCAAAGAGATCGGTATCATGCATGAGGAGGTGTGTAGTGAGCGACCTTTGAACGCAGTCTTAGAAGACCTCACTTCTGTCTTGAGTGAAGTGTCTTCTAAGATCACCAACATAAAGATCTACAACACAAGGTTGGTTGGACTTCAGTTTGAAGAATACGACACGCTAACACTGATATACAAGGAAATATGACATGATCCGACAGCGATGTGTTTTGGACTTATTGGGTTATGGCAGGATGTTTCGTCTGCATCTCAGACAGATGGGGATCAGGAGTGAGGTAGATTCAAACGGTGTGATCTGTGAATCAGACCTTGAATTTGCTTACAATGAACTCACCTGTCAGATCGTCATGGCGCTTAATCTGAACACTCAAGGATTTTTAATTGAGTTACAGACTCTGCCTGACTTCAGGAGACTGGAGCACATCCGGCAATTCGACCCAGAACACTACCAGTCTTTACACAGTACAGAATTCTTTGCCAAGTTTCAAGAGTACGGGATGGCTATTATGCATATCATCTCAGACACCTTGACGATCCAGACTGATGTCGAATATCTTCTGGAAACCGTAGCCGAAGACTACATCATCGTAATGCGTTGTTCAGAGACCAAATTTTCATGACTAACTTCACACTCAACAAATCCTATACCTTCAATACCAAAGCACCAGGTATCTTAGGTATCTCGATCAAAAATGCCAAACTCATCGGTATCGTGGACTACCACACAGCCATCACCTATGACAATATCGATCTGAAATACAGAGCCATCTATCCTGTGCTACCAACAGGCACACCAGATGACCCACGCTCTTGCATCTATTATCGCTTCGAGTCTGAGTCTGGTGAGAAGATCATCCTGGCAGATCAATGGATCGATAACACCACCATCGAAGTGGTCGAGCATGTCTCTATCACAGTGACCATGACTGAGATCTCTCTTGTAGACATCTCAAGGGTCAGGGATGTCTTGCTGTCATTGGGATATACCAAGTTTAACATCAAACAGATCTGATCTGTCAAAAATGTCTAACTCTGTTCTCGAAGATTTCAAATACCGTAAAGTCATATTCGTCAATCAAAAACAGACTGATGTTACTATCGATGTCACAGCGGTCTGGTTGGGTTCGGTATTTCATCGAGGCAAAGTCAATCTGTATATCGCCAACACCACCATCAACCCACCAAAGAGTAGGTTAGCTGTTTGTGGTTTGTCAATATTGTCCTTCAAGAAAACATATCACTTTGGAACCATCACAGTAAAGCCTTCAGAATCTGTTGTAGTTTGCTCTCACAGATCCAATCTAGACTACACGGTGGTTGTCAAAGAAGACTGGTCTGATACCCTTGGGTAACAATTGTTTTAAATAAAGCCATTATGTTCAATCGACACGTTCTCTTCCATGATGACAGCGACGGTCTGGCTTCAGCAGCTGTACTGTATGGTCGCTACGGTTCAGAGATAACTTACACCGCAGTTCAGTACGGCCAGCCTTTTCCAGATTTCATCGAGCTCAATCCAAACACCCAAATCATCATCGTTGACTTCTCTTACACCAGAGAAATCCTTGAGGATGTTTACTCTAAGGTAGGATCTCTCTTGGTGATCGATCACCACAAGACAGCCAAAGAAGATCTCAAAGACTTACCCTACGCTGTCTTTGACATGGATTACTCAGGAGCAACACTGGTCTGGCAGCATTATAATCAGAACAAGAGTCGAGAAGAGATCCCTTTGGTTTATCAGCTAGTGGAAGATCGGGATCTCTGGAGATTCAAGCTTGAGGACAGTAAAGCTTTCGAAGAAGGTATGAGGGCGTCTCCTAGATACCGCGAAATACCATATTGGAGTCAGGTGGTCAATGATCCTGATGAACTCGCTTTGGTCATACAAAGAGGTAGATCACTCCTTGAACAAGTACAGAATGTGGTCAATAACTTTATCAAGACCAGGAAGTACGCCATCTGTAACTTCAAACATCAAGATAAAAACCACAAGATCGCCTTGTACAACACCACTTCCTTGATCTCAGAGATTGCAGAAGGCATCTACTCAGATCAAGAACTAGATGTGGACTTCACTATGTCCTTCTTCATCACCAGTGAAGCTAAGGTGATTTTCTCATTCAGATCTTCTAAAAAGAAGAATATCGATGTTGGCAGTATAGCCAAAACTCTAGGAGGAGGAGGACACGCCAATGCAGCTGGAGCGTCCTTAAACTTCCAAGAAGGTATAGAGTTTCTAAAAACTCTATACCAACTCTAAAAACTATCCGGTATAACCAATAAGACACAATCTTCAACACATCTGTGTCTTCAATCATATTCAAAAATGAACACCACTATCCAATCTCAATTGAGCAAACTCACCTCTCTCATCGAGAAAATCAACAATCATCCTGACTTGGAAAAAGCCATAGAGACAGATGAAGATGGTCTGAGGTGGTTACCTATGTGCAATATCATCAACGGTCATACAGAAGCAGAGTCTTCTTTCATCGAGCTGATGAGTGAACTCAACACAGAGCTCTGTGGTCTTTTCATCTCCAGTGACGGACAACACAGCACTCTGTTCTATCGAGCCAAAGAGCAAGGCTACAGAATGAGAACCGGTGAATCTGATAGCTTCGGTCCATTGAGCTCAGTCATGACGCACTCCAGTATCGACTGGCAGGTGTGTTATGGATAATGGCGTGTATCTAAACTAACCTCAAGTTTGGATATTATTACAGTAAGTGTATATTCTATTGGAGGACCATGCTTCATTGCTCTCCAATGTCTATCACACTGTGAACAGAGTTTGCGATTGTAGACTGCTTTATTCCCAAAGGTGTCTCCTTTGGGACTCTTGGTCTGAGCAAGAGTATTTAAACCCAGCGATCCTCAGAGTAACTGGAAAACACAAGCCTAGTGTAGTTGGGAGGTACCCAATGTCTCCTGTGAAGGAGGAAACGAAAATAGCCTAGGAAGCGACTGTGCTATAGCCCGTAGTTAAAATCTCGTGGTTAATGGTTGCGTGCATGTTCGGGAGATCTTCCGAACCAAACCCTGTAGGAGCGGTCTTGTGTCATCACAGATCCCTCCTACAGGGTGTGCATCTCTTTTTTTTCAGATTTTATGATAGATGAGTATTTTCTCATCAAATCTTGTACAAAGAAGTAAAGAGATGCCTGATAAAATTGAAAAAAGCAAACAACTCAAAAAGATGACTTTTGAGGGGAAAGTACACCGTTGGGTGGATGGTGACACGCTGGATGTTGTTTTGGACCTGGGTTTTTCCGTCTCTTGCAGACAGCGCATCAGACTGGCAGATATCAACGCACCTGAGAGAGGACACCCCAATTTCACTCTAGTTACCAACAAAGCCCAAGAGATCGCCCCAGTTCACTCTGAGATCACACTGATCTGTCACGGTAAAGACCGTTACGGCAGATGGGTTGGGGATATCGAGATCCACGGTAATAATGTGGGACAGGAGTTACTGACATTGGGTCTTGTAGCTCCTTTTAGACAATAGAGTCTAGACAATAGAGCGATCTCCTTATCTGTAGTGTGAGGTGGAATTCGACTGGACGAAAGGTCAACATGGATATCTTCTACAGAAAACCTTTCATCAAAGTTCAGGGCATCCTTGTCACTGATGAGAAACTTGATGTTTTAAAAGCTCTTTATCGCTGTCGGGATCAAACCAAAGTCAGTCTGAACGACGTACGCTTGAAACTCAATAACAAGTACAGCACTCAGCAAGTGCTTTTCTATCTGAACAATCTGATGAAAATAAAGCTTGTACAGGTTCAAGTAGAAAATGAAACTGCCAACGGCTATATCAAGAAAACAATTTACTACTCTATCTCAACACAAGCCATGCATGAGATAGAGAAACCACCACAGACCCCTGGGTCTTGAGCTACATCGTCTAAAGAGATCGTTACCATGCGTTTATTGTCTTATTTTCTGGCTGTTGTTTCTATGGGTTTGTGGTATGTCAGTTTTACTGAGAACAACCTACCCTCAGGAGTCTTGGCTTTGTTGATCACTTTGGTTGTGATTGATTTGGCTTGGTTCGATATCAAAGAGTTTTGGGCCAACGAGCCTTAACATCTTATCATGGTCTTTATGGGCCATATAAAAAATCTCACACAACACCAATGGTCTGAGGTGTAAGAAGTAAAAACAGACCAGGCACGAGTTAAGAACCCCTCCCTTGTAGTTCAATTGGCAAAACAACTGATTTGTAATCAGTAGTCACAGGTTCGATTCCTGTCGAGGGAACCACTGAGTATTCAAGTGGTTACTACTTAGCAGTTCTTTGTTTTCTTTCAAACATACCTAGTCAAACACCATGTACCTCTACCTACTTGCAACGCTTCTTTGCTTGTACATCAAACGCGATAAGATCTTGGGTGTCTTTTGCAGCAATCCAGGCATGCGTCGCCAAAATCTAGAGATCGCAATCAAAACGATCATCTTGAGTTTCTTCCCAGTTGTCAATATTTTGGCTGTCTACTTCCATGTTGTCAAATGGCTGTGGGTGGCTACGGTGGTGAAGTCTCAGACAAAACCTTCTGTTAAAAACAAAGCTGAGATGGATGAATCTCAGCAAACTCAACAAGAATCTCAGTTCACACCCACTCAGATCCTTCATTGATCTTCTATTTAAAAACCCATGACACACCTAGTTAACACCGTCTTTGGTTGTTTTGCTTTGATTTCTTGGTTGTTGGGATTTGTAATCGCTCAGGGTTTTTGGAGTACTCTGGCTTGTGTCTTCCCTTTTTATGCTTGGTATCTGGTGATCTTGCATTTCTCTAAAATGCTAGGTATTGTCTAGGATAGCCTTTCTTAACACACATCGATCATACATACTTTTTGTGAGAGTGTGTTATCTTCCATCCAGAAAGACCATTAAATCATGTCTGACAATATTCGCAAAATCAACATCTCAGTTCTTCAAGCACTTTCTCAGGTTGAGAATGATGAGTTCAGCTCCCTGTTATTTGAGAACATGGGTGGTAACACTGAACTGGCATTGGCTATCAAGGAAATCCAGCAAGAAGAGAAATCTGCTAAGACCCGTGCCGCAGCTCATGAAATCCAGAAACTGATCTCTGCAGCCAATGACCGAGTTGTTCAAAATGTCAACAGTCTTCGTGACTGTAAGGCGCTTGAAAGCAAACTGCGCGCTAACCTGGCCCAGATCTCCCGTACCCGTGACTACGGCTACGAGACCATGAACTTCCTGCCTTTGGTCGCTTGTCTTCAAAATACCGACCTGGGTCCCGGATCCAAGGTGCCAGAGGGTTGGGTTGCCAAGAGCCCAATGGCCAAACAGGTGATTCCTCGTAAGAAGTGAGCAGTCCCAGGGAGAACTGCGTGAAACCCGCAGTGCACAGGACACCACAAGTGCTCTTGTGCTCCGCTTACAACTACTTACTGAAACAAAAGCTCCGATATAACATAACTTTATATTGTTTGTTATATCCAGAGTCTTTCTTGTTGAGTGAGCTATTAGAGGTTTTTAACTTTTATGAGTTATCATACCTCATCGGGATGTCAACCCCAAGCTTTTAGCCAATCGTGACAAACACTGACGTATCTTGTTATTTGAGATCCCTCAGTGTAGCTGCCTCACATCGATATCCCTAGAGGTTACGTGTGTGGTGGTGGGAAGCTCATCATCCATTGTCCACTGTCTTATGACCAGTTTCTTACTGGTGTTTGATATGGAGATGGCTCAGATTATGAACTTGTTTGAAGAAGTTAGAGATTTACGTGAACTTATCCACTTCCATGATCAAGCATACTTCGTCAATGACAAACCAGTGGTCAGTGATGCAGAATATGACAAACTTTTCCAACGTCTACAGCACTTGGAGACAGAGCATCCAGAATGTATCACCAATGATTCTCCAACAAGGATGATCGGCTCTAAGCTGTCTGATCGTTTCCAACGTGTTAAACACACAGTTCCTATGTTGTCTTTGAAAACCATCACTGACTACACAGACGCTGGCGCTATGGATTTTGACACAAAGATACGTGAGAGTTTGAATCTACAAACAATACAGTACAGTACAGAACCTAAGTTTGATGGTTTAGCCTTGAACCTCAGGTATGAAAAAGGTCTTCTGGTTAAAGCCACGACTCGGGGCGACCATGAGTTCGGTGAGGATGTCACCCACACCGCCATGGCTGTTATGTCGATCCCACGCAAACTAAACAGATCTGAAAAAACAGAATCAAACACTGGTGTTATCGAAGTCAGGGGTGAGGTTTACATGCCTTTGTCTGTCTTTAAAGACATCAATGTAAGAAAAATCAATGCTGGTGAAAAACCTTTTGTGAATCCAAGGAATGCTGCGGCTGGTTCTATCAGGCAAAATGACCCCAAGGTAACGTATCACAGAGGGTTGAAGTTCTTTGCTTATCAGATCGTATCTGCTGAGAAACATTACAACAAACAATCCGAAGCATTACAAGCTCTTAGAGATCTTGGTTTTGATGTTTGTGAACACAATCGAGTATTAAATACTGCTCAAGATCTTATAAATTATCGTCTACACATGGGTCAGTTGCGTGGTGTTTTGGACTACGAAATCGATGGCGTGGTTTATAAGGTTGATGATTTTGATCTGCAAAAGACACTGGGGTACACCAGCCGTGAACCTAAGTGGGCTGTTGCTCACAAGTATCTTCCTCAAGAAGCCATCTCCAAAATCGTTGAGATCAGATTGCAGGTAGGTAGAACAGGACGAATCACTCCTGTTGCTGTGATAGAACCCACTTATGTGGGAGGGGTCACAGTGAGTAATATCACTCTGCACAACCAAGATGAGATCACTCGAAAAGACATATGTGTGGGTGATTCTGTGGTCATCAGAAGGGCTGGGGATGTGATACCTGAGATCATCAAGGTACTTCTTCATGAACGCAATGGTACTCAAAAACCCTACTATATACTTGAGCACAGTCCCAATTGTCCTTGTTGCGGTAGTTTGCTTGTGCAAAAAGAAGATGAAGCAGACATCTACTGTACAGCCGGTTATTTCTGCTCAGCACAAAGAAAAAGGATGCTTGAGCATTTCTGTAGCAAGAAATGCATGGATATCGAAGGCATAGGACCAAAGCTGATCGATACCTTAGTGGATCTGGATATCGTAGCCTATCCCCATGACCTCTACACCACAAGTGTGAACGATCTAATCAGACAGGTTGGTTTAAGTGTCGATCAGGCGATCACGATCTCAGAGTCCATCTCAAAGTCCAAACACACCACATTACAGAAGTTCATCTATGCCTTAGGTATACCGGAAGTGGGTGAGGGCACAGCCAGAACACTGGCTCAATCATACTTCAGTCTTGCTGAGTTGAGAAAAGCCACTGAAAAGAGTCTCAGATCCATCACCGGCATCGGTCAGGTAACAGCAACTTCTGTGGTTCGTTTTTTCAATGATGAAATCAACAATGAAATCGTGGATTCTTTGTTCTATAACGGTGTCATTTTGGATGCTGTTACCACAAACACTGACTCACCAGGTATCTTATCAGGAAAGACTCTGTGTATAACCGGGACATTTAAAGACATCACCAGATCTGAACTGAAAATTATGATAGAGAAAGCCGGTGGTCAGGTGAGTACAAGCTTGTCTGTATACACCGATATCTTGGTATGTGGCAACAACCCCGGTACAAAACACTTCAAGGCTTTAGACCTCAATATCAAAGTAGTGTATGAAAAAGATCTCAATAAACTGTTTGATCTATCGGAAAATACACACTGAACACCTTTAGGTAGTTGTAGATGGTATAGGCAGACAACCATCTACAAACAGCAGATGGATGTCTTCAAGTCAACAGAACTCTCAAATTGACAAACACATGGATATCTGTACTTTCTTTTTGTTTTCAAACCTATACTTAATGATAGGCGTCCTTTTGTTTAGCTTTAGTGGATCTGATTACAGTCAAGCACGCATCATCAGAGACAGACAAACTAGGCTTTACTGGATCTTTGTTTGCTGTGTGATCTTTTTATGGCCTGTCAAAAGAGTGATACATCACATCTTCTACGACAGGATACATCCTTACTTCAAATAAGCTGATAAAACACCCGAACCACCTTAGATAGGGGTTCGGGTGTTTTATCTGTTGTTTTCTTTTGGACAGGTGTGATCCTCTGAACCACCAACCAACATACGATCATGTCTGACAATATCTTCTTAAAACCAGCAGAATATTACCAGAGAAGGATAAACCCACTGGCTCAGTATGTAGACCAAAGTGGGTTTTATCTCTCCAAGATGACAGGTAAAGATCTCCAGAGTTGTCGAGAGTTTATCATCCAAGGTATCAAGAGCAAGCAGTTTGAGTCGATGAGAGACCCTGTGGTGAGTTATTTTGAACGAGATGATAACTTTGATCGACACAAAACCCAGACCTCCTTGACCAATTACATCAACAGTGTGGTTAAGAACAAAGAGATACTGGCTCCAACCATGACGACCTACATCCCACCTGAGATCAGGCGTTCTATCTTGGTGGAGTTCATTGATAACAACGTGAAGGTACGTTCTAAGGCCAAAAAAGAAGCTTTCATTGCCAAAGCCGAAGGTCGTATGGACGACTATATCATGAAGAATAATGAACAAGACAACCGTAAGCGTTACAACAACTCCATGTCCGGAACGTTTGCAGCAGGTGGTTCTATCTTAAACAACCCCACAGCTCACAGCACGCTCACCACTATTACGCGCACTGAGAGCTCTTTGGGCAATGCTTCTAATGAGAAGATCATCTCAGGCAACAGACACTACAGAACCCCTGATGTCACTCTAGCCAACATCATCTCCATCACCTCCACTCTAGATAGAGAAGATCTTCAAAACATCATTGTCAAATACGATCTGACCATCCCTACGGTACAGGACGTGCTGGGTTGTATCCGTTATTCTTCAGACCTATACTGGAGTGATGTCAAGGCTTTTGAGAAAATCGAAGCTTTTGTGAGTAAGCTAGACCCTGTGGAGAGAGCTGGGTTTGTCTATATCGGAGATCTCTACCATCTCAGACTCTTCAATCAGGGTTTTGTCAGAGAGTTTATCTCCAAACTCAGTATGAAAGTGCAGTCTGATGCCATCCCAGATGCACTGAACTCCATCAAAAAAATCGATGAACAGATCGTTAACTTCGCACACATCATCTGCATGGATGAGGTCAGGGGTATCGGTAAAGACTATACTAAGATCTCTGAGGAAGCTCTAAGCACCCTTTATGCTACTTGTCAAAACATTATTAAGACCATCACAGATCATCATGATCTCATATCTGCTGTCTTTCTAACACCAAATATTCCTTCATCAACTGCCTATATCCCTCATATGGTCAGAAGAAGTGTGGTACTCTCAGATACAGACAGTACCATGTTCTCCATCGATGAATGGGTAAATTGGTACTATGGTTCTGTGGTTTTCACATCCGAAGCCATCGCTGTGGCAGGTGCTGTGATGTTTATAGCCACTGAATGCATCGCTCACACACTGGCTATATTCTCAGCCAACATGGGTGTTGAGAGAGATAAATTGTTCATGATCAAGATGAAGAATGAGTTCTTCTTCCCAGTCTTTATCCAAAGCTCAGTAGCCAAACATTACTTCGCTTCCATATCTGTCAAAGAAGGTAACGTTTATAAACAAACAGAGACTGAGATCAAAGGAGTTCACTTAAAGAGCTCAGCCGCACCTCCTTCTCTGGTTAAAGACTCACACGAGAAGATGAAGGAGATCCTAAGCCGTATCCAATCTGGTGAGAAGATCTCTATCCTTGATGAGCTCAAAAGACTCTCAGACATCGAGAATAAGATCAAACTAAGTCTTCTCAATGGTGCAGTTGAGTTTTATAAACAATCCAAGATAAAGACAGCCGATGCTTATGCTTTAGGTCCTGAACAGAGTCCTTTTCTACACCACATGCTCTGGTGTGAAGTGTTCGCTCCTAAGTACGGTGCTGTAGAGCAACCTACTTATGGCGTCATCAAAATACCAACCACACTCTACAATCCATCTTCACTGAAGAACTGGATACTTACCATAGCTGATAGTGAGTTCAAGGAAAGAATGGTCTCTTGGCTGTCTCAGTGCAAAAAAACAGTCTTACCAACTTTCTACATCTCTCAGCAGTATGTCAGGTCTAATGGCATCCCTGTAGAGATCAAGAGTGTTATCGATATCAAGAAGATTACCTTAGACCTCACCAAGACCGATAGGATGATCTTGGAGAGCTTGGGTTACTATATAAAGACCGATAGACTTATCAGTGAGTTAGGTTACTGAAATTATTAGGTTACTGAGCCATCGTCATGATAACACACCGAATAAGACCCCTTACAAAGGTCTTATTCGGTGTTGATCTTTAGGTTGCGAATACCAGATGTTATGGCAAAACATAAAAGGACAAACTATGCTCGATAAGATTTATGATCTGATACTGGATAAATTTACCGTATGGGAGTTGTTTCAAGCATTAGTTTTCTCACTTCTTTTGGTGATTTTAACTTATCCATACCTAGCTCCGTTGGATGAGGATCTAATATTGCTGTATCTGTTTCTAACAGCTGCGCTAGAACTTACTATTTATAAATTCATCAAATCAAAGTTTTTTAAGAAAACACCATGACCTCTAAAAGAGTATTTGCTTTATTTCTATGTACCATCTTAGCAGCATGTGCTACACCTGGTCCTGGTGTTGAAAATAAAGAAGATCGTGTACCTTCTGTGGTCTTTACTCCACTACCACCTGCTGTTGCGCTACCTGCTCCTGCGCCACCCCCTGTAACTGTTGGATCTACCAAACCTGTTTATAACAGTGAAAAACCCAACCTTTTGTACAGAGATTATTTGTTTGTTGAAAACAATTACCCTACATCACCTTTTAACCTAGTCATATTTCCCAGAAAGCCTGTTACAAAAACAGACAAAGAGAAGTATGTGTTTATCTGTGAGTTATGGAGAGCGTCTTTCTCTTCAGTCAAAACCACTACAATAGATCAAGTTTACAATCAAGTGCCTTTTTATTGGATGCTCTCAGTCAAGAACAACACAGACGAATGTGATGAATTGATAGAGAAGTACGATTATGACAGAGCCAGATCTTTTATCGTTAGAAAGAAACTCAATCTCACCAAGTCTTATTTGGTTTGTGATCTAGGTTCCTCTATGATAACGATGGATATCAGTAGGCTTTTTAAACCTGAAGACCTAGAACTGGCCATGGGTGTTTGGATAGAGAACATGCAAGACTTTCCTACTTCAAATAAACAACTCAATCCCTACAGTATCGTGAGTTCGGCCAAGGCAGTACTTGGTGCTCTAGGGTCTTTGGTGGCTTTGAAGTAGGATAGATGAACCATATAAAACGCTCTCTTGCCATTTTGAAAAGACTATGATCACATATACTCAAGACGATAGGTTGTTCTATCGTCTGTCATCAAGGAGAAACCCATGACAAGTCACGCCAAGCATAATTTTGTGGATCTTCAAAGATTTGGTGAGATTTTGAGAGACCACCATTTCACACTGACCCAATCTGTGAGCGCTTCGCAGATGGGTGAGAAAGAACTCAGTCAGTTCATCCTGAACTTGGATAAAGAGATGTACATCTACAACCTGGCTTGGGTGGCCGGGGACGATTATGTCAAGACACTCTCTAGTTACATGGCTCGTGCCAAGACAGCTCTGATCCCTCAGAAAACAACTCAAGAGCTTGCTTACGAAGAGCTGCTTGCTGTTATCGATGAGGACATCAAAGAATATGCTGTCAAACTCAAGTCTCACGACTGGTATTGGTCTTTCTCTGACGATCACAAGATCAGTCAAAGGGGTGATGAAGCTGAAGATTTACTGCACAGACAGGCTTGTGAGAAAGCCGGGTACTACATGAAACTGTGGTTACACTATGTTGCCAAAAGAACCGCATCGACCAAAAAAGCTTAAATAAAGAGAGAATCATGACGACTTCAATGAAGCGACACGTCATCCCAGCGATGATCAATTGGTTGATGGAAAACGACCCAAAGGTCTACGTGGGGTTCATCACAGAGCATCCTAAAACTGCTATCAATCCCTATCCTTCCGAAGACATGATGAGTAAGCAAACGCTCACCATAAATGAATCGGAGGTAGCTGTGACTGTCTTGGTGCTTAGTATCGAGCACAATGCTGTGAACCGATTCAGTATGTCTGACGATGGATTGATGTTTCAGGTGCGCATGCGTGGTGTGGTCACCGATGTATTCATACCCTATGAGTCGGTGGTTCATCTCTCTTGTCCTGAGAGTGGTCTGAATGAACAGTTCTTCTTTGAGCTGGATTTTCTCCTGGATTCTTTGAATATGAAAAATCAAACAGAAGAGAGTCAAATCAAAGTTGAAGCACAGATCCGTCCTAAGGTAGACAAACCTCACCTCAGATTGGTCAAGTGACAAAACAACGCAAACCCAGGAGACCATAGTGGTCTCCTGGGTCTTTGCTTGATTGTCTTTTTTAGATACCTGGCGATAGCTGGATCTTTATAAATCGATTATAGGACGGCACATCTCCCATGAAAGCGGTCTTAGCCCATACTTCCGTGAGATAGGTTTTGTACATTTCCTCACTGTCAGCCAAAGATTCGACATAATTCCTGAATGAACCAAGCTCTTGACCACCTTGTAGAAAGGCCTGATCGATAGCGATCAACATCTTATTGTAGATATAAGACTTCACTGCCAGTGTACAGAGTTTGGTAAATGCCAGATATGATCTGGGGTTGATGTTGTTCAGATTGGTTTCATTGGCCATCATACAGCGCAACTGATAAGCCGCAGTCACTCTCATTTGGTCCCGGATCAAAACAGTGTTAAAACCGATCAGATCACAAGTGGCATTGGAGATGACAGGGATATTGGAGTGACTGTCCATGAGTCTTTGAGAAGCTGACATCAAATCACTCATCGATCTAGGATTGACTGTACCTGTACCACCGTTTCCCATGGAGTTAAAAGATACAGCCTGCGGCAGATATCCGATAGAGAGCACTGAGATGATCTCTCGTCCTGATGTGCGTTCAGTTGGGATCTCAAAAACCACAGAGAATGTGTCGATGTGTTTAACTGGCAATCCCTCCAAAGAGATGATCGCCATCTTTCCGCCCACCAAGTTGGCATCCACAAAGACCCGAGGCTTTATTACTTTGGTCAAGATTTGTTGATCCATGCTAACTGGAGCTTGCCTCCAGTTATAGATATCGTCTCTGAAAGCCACCTTCAAGACTTCTTGTGGGATCGTGTATTTGATCTCATCGAGTGTTTTCATTAAGATGTTGATGATCTTCTCCTTCAAAAAGTGAACTAAATTATGATGATGTCACCCAGTGATTTTCTACACCTGGCCAATAAGGCAGGTTTCTCAAATGGCTTATTCAAACAAGCCATGTGTCAGATCACAGCAAATATGTTACCATACAAAGATGGACCACCATCACAAATACAATCTCATCACAAACAATTGTATTTCAGACTGTCCCCAGATCAAAGCTGTATCGATTATGTTACAAGGACCTACAATGAAGTCCATGAGTCCGATCAGATCCATACCGCAGCTTTCAGTCTGCTCAAACTCATCGCCGATTGATAAAACATCCACCAAGAGCCCTTCATCGGAGCTCTTGGTGGATGTGTCAGCTCTGTGTTCTGAGTTTGTCTATCATTTCTTGGACTTCATAGAACAAATCCTCAGGTAGCTGACTTACCAAGATATTCTCACGATCGAGCATCCTGGCATCTATCCTCATTCTTGCAAGCAAGTTGGAGTTCACTGCTCTGGCTTTATTAGACCCTACATCGAATAAGAAAGCCATTGTAGAGAGTCTTGCCAATAACAAAGCCCACCAGGCTTGCCTTGTTCTTGCGATGTCTGGCATCAATAAGAACTCCTGCATGTCTTGGTGGAAAATGGTAGGGATATTCTTCATCATGGTGTTATACAGCATCTGTCTGCTGGAGATGTTATCTAAGCAGTCTTTCAGAACATCATCAAGGCGACGACTGTAGTCAACCACCATAAAAGGATGCTTCTGTAGTGTCTCAGACATCGGAGCACCATAGTACAGGTTCTTAAGACGGTTCAAGATAACGATCTCAGCATGACTTTGAAGCATACCGGGCAATACATACATGTGTACGAAATGAGAGATATCGAGTTGACTTATCTCTGCTCTATCCATACGGGCTATCTGTTCAGTCATAAAACCTCTGAACTGGATTAACAGCAAAGGGATATTGACAGACATAACAACCAGACCTTTAGCGCTGCTGTTGCGTTCTCCATCGGGAAGATTCAGTCCCAGATCACTCACAGGATGTTCCAAGACCTTCACAGCTTGGAGTTTCTTCCATTTCACAAGTGATTCATAGGGGTTAAAATAACTGTCATCCATCAAAAGAAGCTCAGTACACCCAGCTCCGTAGAATATCCCATCAAAGAATTTACCATAGTGGATGTCACTGGTAAAATTAAAGTGCTTGGAGATATACGGTGAGCGAGCGTAAGCGGCTTGTGTGTATCTGTCCAGATCGTAGCTTAAAGGAACAGATACCGTGTTCAAGATCCTGCAAAGGATGTGATCGCTCTTGATCGTGAAGACTCTGTCATTGTAATAATGAACGATCTTCTCGATCTCACGGTAATAAATGCGTCGTATCAGATCAAAAGAAGGAGGTCTGAGCACAGAGTTGTTGCTCTCAAACCTCTGTGTAAACAGTTCAAACATCGTTCAACCTTAGGTTTTAGAGTCTACCAAGTCATAGCATTACACCTTATATCGTTCATAAAAACCCAGCTTTATCAAAATCTGGTATTTTTTTATAGACAGATACATATATCTATTGGAGAGTCTAACTCCATCACACCGGCTAGCCCTTTAGGGTGAACCGGTTACTCATGGGCGAAATATCTCAAGAAAGCATCTACACCCCTTTCTAAACATTATACGACGCTATATACTTCTTGTGAGGTAGGTCTTCATTTGATCGATCTTACCCTGTTCATTGACCAGGTTCAAGAGTCAGTGTTTGTTAGCTAACAAAAACGTTCCCTCAATTTTCCGGAGAAATCTTAATGTCCATCATCGACGAAACCAAAAGCACCCCTTCCATCACCATGCCTGAACAAGCACAAGCTCCCAAAGTGGAGAACCGTGACCAGCCTTTCTCCTTCCACACCGGTGGGTTGTTTGCAGCTCCCATCTCCCGTGGAGTGGGTTCGGAGTTCTACTCCAAGCTCAAGACCAATCTGACCGAGGTGTACAAGTCAGCACATGAGGACACCGAGATCGCTCTGATCGATCTGGATAACATCAACGAACCAGCGCTGGCCTTCTCGGCCATCATCGTCGCTATTCGTTTCAAACGCCAGGCCAACTTGGGTGTGGCTTACCATGTGCTTTTGCTCGAAGCAACCGGAGACAAGCTGCTTCCACGTCAAGAGACTGTCAACGGCCAGCCGATCGAGAACTTGCTGGTGACTTCGGATGCTCTGGACGATATCTTGATGACCAAAGCCCAAGAGAAAGTGCGTCGCGCTTTCCCAACCGGTCCTTGGTTCAACGTGGATGGTGTGGTGGTTCCTGCTAGCTTCAATCCAGACGACAAGTACGCAGTGCATCACCTGGCTCTCAATGCTGGCCTGGCTTGCTCTACCGAACTCTCCATCCGTGAGAAGTCGTTTGCTGATCTGAACCTGGCCAACATGGCCAACGATAGCTCACTGAACGTGAACATCGGTTTCAACCGTACTCAGATCAGCGATGCAGTGGGTAACCCGATGCGTTCGGACATCTTGATCAACTTTGCTTCGAAGAAACAAGGTGCGAACAACAAGTATGCTTCTGTCAACTCTGGTGATAAGGAAGTGAAGGTCTCTGAAGTCTCTGGTTATCTGGACCTGGTCTGGAATCCACTGGCACCAGCAGGCGCTTACAACCCCTATGCACCTCAGATGCCCCAGCAGACCCAGAAGTACGCAGCGCGTCTGGTGATCACGAATCTGGCCTCCAGCTTCAGCTACACCCCGTCTTCGATCTTGCTGGCCATGGCTACCGCTCTGTCCCTGCGTGATGACAACAACTGGATCCAACAGTTCCGTCCCATGCCTTCGAGCGGCAATGAGATCGATATGACCGATATCGGAGCGCTCAACATCGAGTCCAACTTGATGAACGAGCCTTCTGGTTTTGGTACCCGTATCGATACCAAAGCTGACAACTTCAAGTTGGAAGATCTGGGTCAATTGGTTGCTGCTTTGATTCAACCCGGTCTGATCGTCTCTCTGGACTGCCCGGAAGCTGGTCCTCAGTCGTGGTACCTGAGCGTCTTTGCAGCAGCCTCCAATGGTTCAAGTGCAGCTTACCGTGTCATTTACGACGCAGCAAACCAACTGACCAACGGTGCTTTTGCGAAACACTTCCCGCAAGGCTCGAGCATGTTTGTGGACCAGAACAACCGAGTTCACGTGGGTACCTGGGTTGATCGTTCTGGCAACAAGCGTGATATCCGTGACATCGACCACATCGCTGTGTGTAACTTGGCAGGCGAGCGCAATCCTCAGATCATCCGTGACTGGAGTGATACTTTCCTGCGCACTCAGTTCCCTCTGGTGCAACGTCTGGCTGCTCGCAAGCGTATGATCTCTGGTCTGACCAATGAGACGGCTACCTTCACTGGTTTTGCTCAGCGTATCACTTTCTCTGCAGCATTCATGGACGCTTTGAGCAAAGGTATCCGTGAGACTGGTATGGCTGTTCGAATCAACACCCCACTCTCGGGTAGCGATTTCAACAACCAACGCGGTGTGGCAGGCTTTGCAGGAGCTGCACTGCTGGCTCCTGGTCAAACCTTCATGCAAGCTTCTGGTTGGGGTAACTCCAACCAGTACGTGCCACATGCAGGCTACGGTGCTAACCGTTGGTAAGATCAGGTGAAGATCTCTGAAAAGGTTTTCAAGTCGTGATGTAAGTTAAAAGATCCACCCAGGCTAACCCCTTGGGTGGATCTTTTTTTTTAACCCATACACCCTCAAGACTCCCAAAGGCCTGTGCCCGGGAGTCTTGAGGGTGGTGGTCTTAAGTTTTTTACTTCAAGCAGGCCATGAAGGACTTGGTAATACCGCATCGATATCCGACCACTGAGTGGGAACGGGAGCGATACCTTGTTGTACTTGATCCAAGTAATAATAAAGAGAGGTCCATGTAGAATCTCTCAAGGTGATTGCGTACTGACCTTCACTCCTGAACTTAGGATAGGTCGAGTTATAATAGGTGCACACCGATCCAATTGAATCATACCCTCTGGTGGCGGCGAAGTTATCTAACTTCTGTTGCACTTTAACGATAACGGCATTTGTCACAGCCATGATGTAAGGAACAGGTATATTAGCGATACTCAATGTCGGTGTACCTTGTGCATCAGCGATTGCTGTGAGACTTACATCGGCCAGAAGTTCTTCGATGGTTCTAGGGAGTACCTTATAAACAGGTTTCACATGGGTCGTGTGAAACTCGTATGTGGTTTGAAGTTTCTGTTTGATAGGATCAAAGACAGGTCCGGCAATATCCAGAACTGGAATATAAATGTCATTCGAGTTGTTTCTGTTGTTGATGAAATCATAATCAACAGGGCAATTGATGATCTGATTGTGCTCGATATAAGCAAATTGTTCGTTTTGTGACATGAATTCTTCAACCTTTTTGTGTCTGAGGTCAAGTAAAGTGGTTCGGAGTACGGTTTCGAGTACCTATCTGTCCGATTTGGTACTGCATAACTGCTTTCCAAGCATGTACTGTGCCTGATAGATTGTCTGCAGAGCTATTGGCGTTCCTGTAGATACGCATTTTAATGACGGCATCAGGTTCTAGTAGAGAAGCAGGGATGACGCTTTCCATTGGAACCTCTGTTATAAAATGTCTGTATCTGGAGTTAGACGGCACAGACTGAGTCACCAAAATACTGTTTAAAGTGGTTGACATAATGGCGTCACGTCTAGCGACACAGTAATCGATACCCCATTGAACACTACCGGAGTTGTTGGTTGTGGGCATCCAGTGGATCCGTGGGATCATGGGAGTTCCAATGGCGTAATCGTTGCCAACAACGAAATCGACCCAAACATGCTGATTGTTGTTGTCTGAGAAGAGTAGACCCTGCATGATCCCGAAGATAACCCCAAAGCTTGGATTGTTCGAAGATGTATTACGAACACCAAACGCTTGTGTCATCTGTCCCCAGACAAAAGTGTCATTGACTGTCTTCAGTGATGTATCTTGTCCATCCACTCGACTAGGAAGTGATTGGATGACGATGTCTTGTGTGCCGTTAAAAGCCACACCGTTGATGTTTCTGGGTGTTTGAAGACTTGAAGCTGTAACAGCATTGCCGCTGATGTTTACTTGGTCACCTGTATTGACACCAGACATAGAATCGAGTTTGAGCTTATCTGAAGCACTCATGAAGCCAGCAGAGCTGATGGTAGCACTTGTGTGCGCTGCACCACCAGAGCCTACGTGGGACAGAGGTGTACTTGCAGCGATAGCATTTGTTTGCGCTGTGTTGATCGCTGACTGCTGAACGGTACTTACAGGTTTATTGAGATCAGAAGTATCATCTACGTTACCCAGACCCACATCGGCTTTAACCAATGTCACCACACCTGTTTTACCACCCACACTGTCCACAGCACCTGAGGTGATGAAGATATAAATACTGCCCGACCAACGCATAGATCTTACCGGTCTCGCCAGTGGCTGGGAAAGCGCTCAGATTGGCAAATTCCAACACATCATCCACAAAAGAAGGCAATTGCGTCGAAGGAACAAGACCACCAGCATCCAAAGTGGCCACGCCATTGGCCACACCTCTTTGAGTCACAGCAATTCTAGCAGTAGCATCGATCGCGTTGATGGTGATATTTTGTGACCCATCGAAAGACACACCGTTGATGGTTCTTGCATTCTGTAGTCTGCTGGTTGTGGCTGAATTACCTGTCACACCCACTGAAAGAACCCCGGAGATCTTGGAACTGGGGATGTTTGGTAACTGAGATACAGGTACCGCTCCCAAAGGGTCTAGTTTTACAATGCCGTTAGGGATATTGCTTCTGGCATTAAGTGCAGCATCTACGTCTGATTCAGTTATGATGCGCTCGGCTGCAGATCCGTCTGTAGAAGTTAAGAACAGATCATAGAAATTGCCTCCGGATGTTTTGGAGATGTACAGTGCGCAAGGAGCAAACACTGTAGGTAAATCATTGACTCGGTAGATGAGTGCGGTTCGAGACATATCGGGATACTCCCATGGATTGATCGGTTGTTTTCAACTGCATACGATTTACGGTTGATATTTTACAGACTCCACA